AGTCGCTGGGGCCAAACCTCATAGCCAATGGAGACTTCTCCAATGGCGCGACAGGCTGGACGCTCTGGCAGCCCGCTGCTGGTGTGGTGCAGCTTGAGTCGGGGGGGATGCGTATCCGGACCACGGACGCGACGTTTGCGGCCATCCAGCCGGCGTTGACGCTGTCGCCTGGGTCCACCTACCAGGTTACTTTCACGGTGCGGAACTGGGTCAATGGATCGGTCCAGGTGTCGATTGATGGGACGACGGCCGCCTTTACCAGCCCTTCGGCAGCAGGAACTTACACCTTCCCGGTGGTTGCATCTGGATCGTGCGTGGTTCAAATCAAGCGAACCGGAGGTGCCAATTGCGACCTCATCGTTGACGATCTGAGCTGCCAGTTGGTTACAACCATGCCCACCTCGGCCTGGCTGATGGATTATGTGGAGTCCGGCGCAACCACACCGGCATCAGTGGACGGCCCAGTAGGGTTTCTGAGCGATGGAGAAGGGGTTGTGGGGCCTGCGTTGATCCGCTCGGGCTTGGGACTCAACGGGAACACCGACAACGGAGATGGCACCTTTACTGCCCTGTCCTCCACGGGAAACGCGATCCGGATCTATTTTGGGTTGGGTGATTTAGTTCAAGGCGCGAGCTACCTCGTCACTTTGAATATCCTCTCTGCAGGCACCATTACCGCAGATTGGTGTGATGTGACCTCCTCAGTCACGGTGCTGGCTGTAACACCCGGCAGGAGCGTGACCTTCATCAGCAGCCGGTCGACATACGATTCGACCTACCGGTTTCTGGACGTGCTCAGCAACTCTGGCAACGTCAGGTTCAGCTATTCGGTGCAGCAGATCACTGGCCGTCACGCTACACAAGTGACTGGCGCCAACAAACCGGTGCTGCGCAGAGGGGTAGTGAATAGGCAACCCTACTGCAACCTGCTCGCCACTGGATGGGTGGTCAACAATGGTGGGGTCCCAACGAATAACGCAGTGACTGGGCCGGATGGAGTGGCGCTTAATGCCTCGCTGTTGGCCTGCACAGGGTCAAACGCATCGGGCGTCTACTCTCCGTCTGGCGCGCTGGTGGGGGAGACCGTTACCCAGGCGATTGCGGTCAAGACAGTCTCCGGTGCCTCGAACCAGATTCAGGTCGGTTACGACACCCAGGGTGGCTGGATCAAGATCAATCCGCAGACGGGCGTGATCCAGGCAAATGGCGCGATTGTTACGCAGTCCTCATCTGCCCCCATGGGTAATGGGTACATGCTTTACGCCTGGAGCTACGTAAGTCCCAACACCAGTCTGGCGATGGTGATTTACAACCTCTCTGTCGGAAACGCGCTACAGCTCGCTGTTGCGGGGACAGGCCAATTTTCAGGGACGTTGACCGCGGCTCAGATCCTTGCATGTGGGGGGATTCCGCTCACGACAAACATCGCCGCTTCGTCAGTCGCGGGCAATTTGGGCCTTGAGTTCGACGGGACCAAGTACCTGAGCATGCCCTCAGTTCCATTTCAGATGGGTGATGAGCATGTGGTGATTGCAGGATGTCGTGGCGACAACTCGCTGGCGGATCGCTCAGTTTTCGGCATTCGGTCTTCTGCCGCGGCAACACCGGTGCTTGGCCAGCTCGGCTTCACGTCAGGCGCCCCGGACGCGGCATGGAGAGGTGATGATGGTCTGCTCTATAGAGCGACATCTTCAGGCGGAGCGCAGATCAGCCAGTACCTTGTTTTGGCGCTGCGGAAGCAGGCAACGAGCGGGACTCTGTTTGTCAATGGAGCGCCCGCCGCCACAGTCTCGGTGCCTTCGGGCGTGACGACCGTGAACACTGCAACTCTCGGCGGCGTGTATGTGAACGGGGCATCTGGCAACCTGCTGGTAGGGATGCTGTATGCCATCGTGATCGTCAAGGGGGCACTGTCTGACGCTGAGCTCCTGGTCTTGCGTCGCTTCGTCGGCGCTCTCACCGGCCCAACTGGAGTGAAATTTTGATGAGCACGCCCTACACATCGCAGATCACCATGACCCTGCCGCTGGCCTTGGCCAACATCGCTGCCTCCATTGGCCGGGCCCTGGACCCGGACGTAGGCGGCGCAGAGTCCTTTCACCGGGTTGTCACCGGCTACCAGGATGACGAAACCCCGGTCTATGGCGACACCCTGGTGTGCAGCACTCTCTGCACACCTGAGTTCCGCGCCCAGGCCGAGGCCATGGCCACACAGCCCGAGCTGCTCCTCCAGGCCTGCCAGGCCGACTATGCGATGCGCTGGCCAGACCTTGAGCCTCCCAGCCTTGCCGACTGCCAGGCGTTTTGCTCGGCCGTGCAAATCGAGTGAAGGAATAGAAAAAAGACGGGCGACCCCTGTCGGTGCGTCAACACCGCCAGAAGCCCCAACCTGCAGAACACGCCTGCAAGCCGGCAAGACCCGCCACTCTCGCGAGAGCGCGTCGAGCCTATCAGAGTTTTCACAACAGGAAACAGGCTTGCTATGGAAGAAATTAGGTGCGGCGCATGCAACCGCAAGCTGGGCGAGGGGGAATACACCCGCTTGGTCATCAAATGCCCCCGCTGTGGGGCCATGAATTCGTTGAGGGCCGAGAGCCCCACCCCAGAGCGCCAGGGAGCGCCAAAACCAACTGGAGCCCGTTTTGGCACCCATCATCCCCTGGATCGGCGGCAAGCGCCGCCTGGCCGAGCTGCTGCTCAGCCGCTTCCCATCCCATAGCTGTTACGTCGAGGTGTTTGCCGGCGGCGCAGCCGTCTTCTTCACCAGGCATCCCGCCGAGGTAGAAGTTCTCAACGACGTGAATGGCGACCTGGTCAACTTGTACCGGGTGGTGACCCACCACCTGGAGGAGTTCGTCAGGCAGTTCAAATGGGCCTTGAGCAGCCGGCAAATCTTCCGCTGGATGCAGGAGACCCGGCCCGAGACCCTGACTGACGTGCAGCGGGCTGCCAGGTTCTTCTACCTGCAGCAGCAGTCCTTCGGAGGCCGCGTGGCTGGCCAGACCTGGGGTACGGCCACCACGGCCCCATCAATCAATCTGCTGCGCATTGAAGAGAACCTGAGCGCTGCGCACCTACGCCTGGCCAGCGGCGTCTATGTCGAGAACCTGGACTGGGCGGCGTGCATGGACCGGTACGACAGGGCTCATACCCTGTTCTATCTGGATCCGCCATATTGGGAGACCGAAGGCTACGGTGTGGCGTTCCCCTGGGAGCAGTATGAGGTGATGGCGCAGAAGCTTCGCAGCATCAAGGGCAAGGCCATCATCAGCCTGAACGACCACCCTGACATTCGGCGGTGTTTTGCTGGATTTGAGATGGAGACGCTGAAGATCGACTACACGGTGGGGGGCGGTGCCAACCGGGTGGAGCGGGGCGAGGTGATCATTTACAGTTGGGACCGAAAAGACGAGCCAGTAGGTCTGTTTTGATGGGGGACGCCCAATCACTACGAGACAGGGCCTATGCCCTGGTCAATCTTGGGCCGCATGTAACCATAAGTTGGGGAGGTCGCGGAAATGACAGAGCTTTACGACTTGATCGACATATTGATCAGGCATCAAGATTTGATTGTTGAGTCTTACGTCTGGGGGCTGTCTGGAGGGATTCTCAAGCCTGACGAGGTAGCGATCCGCAAAAAATTGGTAGCGCTTGGGTTGATTTCCGAGGATGAGCGTTTCGCCTCAGATCGACTCAAGAACGCTATGAAAGCAGTCGTTCGAGAGGGTGATCCGTGGCCGAGGCTTAGCCAAACTGAATGGGAAAGGGTCGCTATACGCTTTCAGCAGGCTTGAGGCCTGCTGCCGCCTCAGGTGGGTTGCCTGCGGGCATATCGGGTGCTCAAGTAAGCGCCGATTTCTTCGTCAGGCAATTTCATTGCGCAGTCGGAAACACCTACTGGCTCGATATATTGCAGCCGTATCGACAAATTTATTGCAGCGCGCTTCAAGAGGGCATGGCAGCGTCCGGTGCGAAGGGATCAAGGTCGATCGGCACCGCACCGGTGCCGCCAGGCACGGGCGCGGTGGGCTTCTGCCCGGGCGCGGCAGGGCGGCGCTGGGGCCGCCTAGGATTGTGGTGCTCAGCCGGCCACGGCGGGTTCGGCAATGCCGCCGACCACCTGGCTGAAGCCACCGTCCACATAGGTGATTTCGGCGCTCACGCCAGCCGCCAGGTCGCTCAGCAGGAAGGCGGCCACGTTGCCCACGTCGTCGATGGTCACGTTGCGGCGGATCGGCGAGTTCTCGGCCACCACCGACAGGATCTTGCCAAAGCCCTTGATGCCGCTGGCGGCCAGGGTCTTGATCGGGCCGGCCGAGATGCCGTTGGCGCGCAGGCCGCGGTTCTGGCTGCCCAGCGACTCGGCCAGGTAGCGCACCGAGGCTTCCAGGCTGGCCTTGGCCAGGCCCATGGTGTTGTAGTTGGGCACCGTGCGCAGGGCGCCCAGGTAGCTCAGGGTCAGCACCGACGACTTGTCGTTCAGGTAGGGCAGGGCAGCCTTGGCCATGGCCGGGAAGCTGTAGGCGCTGATGTCGTGCGCGATGCGGAAGGCTTCGCGGCTCAGGCCATCGAGAAAGTCGCCGGCAATCGCCTCACGCGGGGCAAAGCCGATGGCGTGCACAAAGCCGTCAAATTGGGGCCAGTGGGCCGACAGGTCGGTGAACAGCTTCTCGATCTGGGCGTCATCGGCCACGTCGCAGTCAAACACCAGCTTGGAGCCGAAATCAGCGGCAAATTCGGTGATGCGGTCCTTGAAGCGCTCGCCCACATAGCTGAACGCCAGTTCAGCGCCCTGGGCGTGGCAGGCCTTGGCAATGCCATAGGCGATCGAGCGGTTGGACAGAACGCCGGTGATCAGCAGTTTCTTGCCGGTGAGAAATCCCAT